GTCCTCTCCGGCGTGCTTCTCGATTTGTCAGTTGCGATCCCTTACGAGTGGGACGCTTGTAACGCTCCTATCGACGGAGTAGAGCCTGGAGGTACGGAAGTCACGTATGCACGGCGCGGGGTACTCCGTATGCTTACGATTGACGGGACGACCGACGTACAAAGCGTCCGAACGATTAACGTCACGAACGGCACGTTGACCGATAACGGCGACGGAGTTGTGACTTTGGACACAGGCGGCGCGGAGACGCTCAACGACCTGACCGACGTAGATACTACCGGAGTCACCGACGGGCAAGTCTTGAAGTACGATAACGCTTCGGGCGAATGGCTACCAGGTAACGACCAAAGCGCGACGAGCTTAGGCAATCTCGACGACGTTTCAATCGTCACACCCGCCAACCGTGAAGCCCTTATTTATGACGGGAGCGAATGGGTCAACGATACCGTAGCGAAAGGAGATATCGGACTGGGAAACGTAGACAATACGAGCGACGCAGATAAGCCCGTTTCTGCGGCTACGCAAACGGCACTTAATGCCAAAGCGAACACAGCCGACGTTCCTACTTCGTTGAACGACTTGAGCGACGTTTCGATAGTAGGAACACCCACCGGAAACCAAGCTCTTATATACGACGCGACAGCGAACGCATTTAAATCGCAGGCCAGTTATACCAACCGTTTCGAAGATGAGGTTGAAACTGGCAAAGAAATGCCTACGATATTTGCCGAACGTGCTTACTCGGTAAAGTCGGAGGGCGACGGCATTTTCATCGACCCCGAAAGCGACACGCCAGCGGCGGGCAAAGTAATCGTGCGGAAGATTTACCATAAAGCCGGATTCATTACAGATGCAGACGTAATCGGGGACTACACTTTGATTCATACGTTTGCCGATGATACCGCTTACGCCGATACGGTTGCCACGTTCGAAGGATTCCGCGACGGCAATACATACGGAACGCCGCCGTTCACGTTGCTTCAAACGTGGGAAGAGGTAGCCGCCGCCCCATCGTTCACGGGGCTATTGAACGAGAGTTACGGAAGCGGAGCCGCCGCCGCATATGGCACGCGTAGATTGAACGGCAACTATTCAGGGGCTTGCATGACTATTCGCAGAGCTTCCGACGGCACTACGCAAGCGATTGGATTCGTAGGCGAAGAAATCGATGAATCAGCCATAACGACTTTTTGCACGGGAACTTCGTGTACAGTCCAAGTCTGGCATGATCAGAGTCAGACGGGCGGCACGGGAAGCGGTAACGATGCAGAGCAAACCACCCCCGCGAATCAGCCGACCATCTACACGGGCGGACAGCTTGTAAAGGAGGGCGGGCGTTTGGCGTTGGACTTTGATGGTTCGAATGACCTTCTTGCTTTGTCTTCGGTTGTTATTCACGGGACAATAGGCAGAACAATATTTTCGGTTATTAACGCAGACGCACAGAGCAATGACGGTATAGTTGCTTTAAACACGGGAAGCGCAAGCACTGGCGGGAATTACAATTTGACAAGTGAACCCATTTTAAGAGTCAGCGGTGGAAACCAAAGTTGGTCAGGTGCTGATTTGTCAAATCAAACACTCATGACTTTGACTTTACCCGATAATTCGGGTGTCGATGACGCGAATTTGTATTTAAATAGCTCGCTCGTTTCTAACGTATCGACTACAACCACAACCATAAACACAAATAATCAAGGTGCAACACAAATAGGAGCATTTGCAGGAACAGAATTTGACGGGCAAATTCAAGAAGTTTTGCTTTATGCCTCCGACAAATCCAGCGTTCGCACCGACATCGAAGGCAATATCTCAGCATACTACCAAAGCGCGAAATTATTAGATGAGCAATTCGGCTCAGGAGCAGAAGCCGCGTATTCGGTGAGACAACTCAAGCGAGACAATACGGAGTGCATGGTAATTCGCAGGGCATCGGATAGCACGACCACAACGATTGGCTTCGACTCTTCAGGCAACATCGACGAGGCGGCTATCACGACGTTCTGCACGGGTACGACTTGCACGGTGTATCAATGGCTGGATCAGTCAGGAAACGGGAACACGGCGACAGCGTCGGCGCAAGCTAACGAACCTACGATATACACGGGCGGGGCGTTGGTAAAGGAGAACGGAAAGTTGGCGTTAGACTTTGACGGCAGCAATGACGGATTCCCATTAGATACAACCTCCTTAGATATTGGGTCGCTTTCTTCCTTTACTACTGGAAAATTCAACGCAACATCAGGCTCAGGAATGATGCTAGGCTTAAGCGGTGGAGGCTCTAACAAACGTTGGTATGCTCCTTATTTAGCCAACACGAATTTCAATTTTGGATACGCTAACAGCGGAACGGCTGTAAATACGGGAGCCGATACGAATCGCCACCTTTTTACAATGATTGCGGGCACTACGTTAAACAGCATGCAAGCATGGGCAAGTTCTGCAAGTGTAGGAACGGCAACTTTAACAACGGGAATCGATAGCACCAAAAACGGAATTGGTAATTTGAACGGAGCTCTATATGCAAATTGCAATGTGCAGGAAATTGTTATTTATACTTCCGACAAATCGAGCGTTCGCACTTCGATAGAATCCAACGTCGGCGACTACTTCACCCAAAACACGCCACTACTCGACACGTATTCAGGAGCGGCGGCGGCCTACTCACTCCGCAAGCTATCAAGCTCGTACAGCGGTAGCGCTATCCGCGTCCGTAGGTCGTCAGACAACACCGAGCAAGATATAGGCTTCAACGTATTCGGTGAACTGGATACCGTTTCACTTTTGGCCTTCGCAGGTGCGGGAGATGCGTTCGTAAAAACTTGGTATTGTCAAAGCGGCAACAGCAACGACGCGACGCAGACCACGACAGCGAACCAGCCGAAAATCGTTTCAAGCGGTGCGGTAATCGTGGAGAACGGGAAGCCTGTTATAAATTACAACAATCCGACAACAAACGTATTAAATTTAGGTTCTGCTTTAAGCAGTGTCCAAAGTGTTTTTCAAGTTTTAAGCAGTACAAGGACTGTTGTATATGCCCCGATTTTAGGAGATTCAATAGCTAAAGATTATCACCCGGGAGTATCTTATCAAATATTGCGAAGTGACCAAAGCGCAAGTTTTGTTCTTAACGGGGACAACCGTATAAATGGGCAAACCGTTGACTTTACATCCCTTGCTGGAAGAAAACCGACTTCTCAAAGTTTACTGACTTTAATACACACATCCGCAAGCGGGAACGTTAGCAGTTTGTCCAATGATAGGAATATTTCGGGTAGAAACTGGGACGGTAATTTACAGGAAGTTATATTATACGAAACCGACCAATCTAGCAACCGCACGAACATCGAGAGCAACATCGCAACCTTCTACGACATAACATTATGAACGGCTATATCATAGTACTCCCCGAAGGAACGCTAACAAGCGAACACCGAGCCAAAGCCATAACGCGCGAACTCTACAACATCACCGCGCCGTTGGTCACACAGGAACCGTATCAAAAGGATGGCACGGTCTTCGGCGTTATCGAACACCCCGACGGCATCCAATTCGCTTTGCAGGTAGACACGGAATACAACATCCCCGTCAGTCCATTAGCGACGCTTGAGAAGCTTATCACGCTTATGCTCGAATTGAGCGAGGTAGAAATCCGACAGCTTTCGAGCTACGTCCTTAACTCGCAATCGTTCCCGTTTGGGGCAATCGTTCCCAGCACTACGACGGTAAGAGACCAAGCATATATGATTGAGCACGGTTGGTTTCCTGAAGATCCCGAATAATGAAAATACTTAAAATCCTCCTCCTCTTTGTTCTCGCTATGGTAGCAATTCCCGTCGGGATCGTGTACTCGTTTGGCGAATCGCTTTATTTCATCGCCTCAGATATCCTCAGGAGCATTTGGAGAGCCATATACGACCTATTCAGGGACGTTTCAACCATTGTGTCCGTTACGGCTTCAAAGTTCCTTAATCGGCTTCTAATGGATAAAGGCGTGCCTTTTGGTAATCATTCCGTTTCTGCTGTCCTGGGAGCTAACCAACGAGAAAAGACGCTAACCCGCTTGGGGGCATGGCTCACCTCGTTACTCGATAGCGTAGAGGACGACCACTGCCGCAAGGCTTCGGAGAGGGCGGGCATATGAAAAACCTCAACGCGGTACTCACTAAATTCGCGGATGAAGTTGTCAAGTCGGCAAAGCGTCATCTCGGAGGGAGGAAGATAGGGAAGAACAAGAGCTACGGAGTAGCGTCTGGAACGCTCAAGCGTTCTCTTTCTTACCGCATCCGCGTACAGGGCGACACGATTAAATCCATCACCTTTGGGGCGAAAGGCAAAGCCAATAAATACGCGGCCTTTTTGCATTGGGGGGTAAACGGCACACGGAAGAATCAGAAGTCACCTTTCTTCAAATTCAAGAAGCAACCTCCTTCTTCGGTATTTGTTCCGTGGATCAAAGCGAAGGGGATTAAGCTCAGGGATAAAAAAGGGCGATTTAAAAAGCAGACGGAAAGCAACGTCAACTCTTTGGCCTTCCTCATAGCTCGCTCGGTCAAACGTAAGGGAATCGTAGGTCTTCGGTTTTATGAGAAAGCCTTCACAGCCGTTTCCAAGCGATTCGATAAGAAGATGGGCGACGCAATAGCGGAAGACATTAAAGATAAGTTCAAGTTGAAA